ACTCATCGTTGACCGCAGCGGTGAGGTAGGCTTCAAAATAGACCGCATGGCCGTTGTCGTGGGACATCGTAATCCCTGCCTTGCTGGATGCAATCGTGTTGCCATTCTTGGCGATGTACCATTCAAATTCCCTTTGGTTGCTTGCCGAAAAGGTCAGGTTTGCAGACACCTTCAACGCAGCACCAGCGATGCCCGTGTAGGTAATAACCGAGGTCGTTTTGTTCAGCGTAAAGTTGTAGGTTGACAAAATACCCTCGTCCATTGCAATGGTCAACTTGACCGCAGAATTGCTTGTTGGGGTGAAGTTGGTGTCGCCTGAAACGCTCAAGGACCCAAAGCCCCGTTCCCGATTCAGCGTCGCAGTATCGGCAAGGTCATCGAACAGACCTCCCACCCGTGCAGCAGTATTGGCTCCAGCAGCGGTTTCGTTGGTTATTGTTGCAGCACTATCTTGTAGTTGGATTCTTGTTTGTACGCTCATTAGGCAAAGGTTGAATCAAAGGTGGAATCAAAGACACCCTCATCGGATGCCCCGTAAATTGTGTAGTTGATGGTATTGGCGTAGGTGTTGAAGCCTATCGTTGCGGTTTGTACAAAAGCCAAGCCCGTTTCAACGACCGCCAAAGCAGCGGTAACCGTGCTATTGGTATCGTAAACTTCATATTTATAGGAACCCGTTTCAAGCGACCCCAAGGCAAGCGAAAATTGGTCATAGCGGTTGGTGTAAGAAGATAGGTTGGCTGATTTCAGCAGGGTGTAGTCCGTGCTTGTGTTCTTGGCGATGCTCGTGAGGCGCAAGATGTAGCGGTCCCCCGTGCTGGAACGCTCGGTCCAAGTAACCGTTAGGGTGTTGGTGGTATTCGGGTTGAGATAAAGCATCTACCCCTAAATGTACCGACCGCCCTTATTTCACAATTTACGCCCGACTTGCCTGTATAGTTCGGCCCGTTTCTTCGCAGTTTCAGCCACATTAAACTGCTTCTTGATGTCGGCCGTAAGGTTGTCAGCCAAGCCTTTACGCAGGTCGGGGTCAAGGATTAGTTGCTTGATGTACTTATACCAGTCCTTGGGCTTGTTGTAAGGGACCAAGAACCCGTTCTCCCCGTGCCGGATTACGTCCGTGTAAGGGATGGTTTCGCTTGCGATGATGGCCTTGTTCATCCACCCTGCCTCGACCACCTTCAACTCGGACTTGAGTTTGTTGAACTTGGTGTCCCTCAAGGGCGCAAGGGTAGCGTTTACGAAGTTGTAGCCTCCCACGTAGGAATAGATGTCAGCAGCCTGAATCCTCCCGTAGTTCGGGTTATTGCCTTGGTCGCTGATTATTTTCTCGTAACCCTCGTAAACGGGGTTGTTGTCGTTCCATCCTCCGAGGTAGAGCCGGTACTTGCCATCAAGGTTTGCATCCCACCTCAACTGCTGCATTCCTTCCCGAAGGAGTTCCATGTCCTCCCCGTGCTGCGCACCTCCGAACCAACCGAACTTGACGAGGTGCTTGTCGGGTTCTTCATCAGGGTTCGGGATGAATTGCTGATAGGCTTCGTAGGGTTCGTTTTGTAGAATGCTTACATTCGCATTTAGAGGCCGTATGCGAGCAGCAAGGTGTTCGGTGGTACAAGTTACCCAATCGGCCAATTTGATATGCTTACGGATAACGTCAGCGAGTTTGGTTTCGTGGTATTGCCTGTACATAATGTGGCCCGATTCAAGCACCCAGTAATCGTCCAAGTCAAGGATGACTTTCGCTCCGAATTGGGTCAGGGCCTTGTACACATTCTCAACCTGCTCCATGGTTCCTTGACACCACAAGCGACTGAACAGGAATAGGTCAATGGATTTCAGTCCTTCATCGCTAATCGTGGTAATGTTCTCAACGCAGACGTAATCAAACTCCGGGTAGTTGTCGCCCAAGTAAGCGTTCGGCATTTCGAGGCGGTAGAAACTGCAACCCGTTGGGTGTGCGTTATAGACGATGCAAATCCTCATAGGCACAAAAATAAGAAGGGCAGCCATTGCTGACTGCCCTCCCAAACCTCAATTAAGCAAACCTTGTGCGAAGATACTACGAGGCGAGTATCTGCGTAGTCGATGGTGAAAAGACTGTGGAAGCAATTTCAAACATCGGGTTAGGTTCCATCCCGGTCAAGGTCAATTCGTAACCGCTTCGGTCGCCAAAGGCAGTACCTGTTCCAGCAGTTCCGGCAGTTGCCTCCAAGCCATTCGCAGAACCCAGCAACCAGTAGCGGTTGTTGTTATCTTGCACAATCACGATGACACGATTGCGGACCAACAAGCGGAGTTCGTTGCGTACTGCGACTTGCAGTTTGTTAATCGTGAAGGTTACTTCGGGGGTGTAGTAAACCGAGCCGTTCTCGATGCTTGCGTTCAAGGTTTCGGTCATGGAAGACGTGGCCTTGGTCAAGTCGTATTCAAAGAAACCGCCTGAAGCGTAACCCGTGAATCCAGTTACCGCACCTGATGCATCGGCATTAACCGAACCAGTTGCGTTAAAGGCTTGGACGTAGATTGTTTTGATTCCACCTACGGAATCACGGCAGCCGAGGGCGTAGCCAGTTGTAAGAGAGCAGGACATATGTGTATGGGGTTTAAGTTACAAGTGAACAAAAAGCAGGGGGAGGTTGCCCTCCCCCCTACACATTAGGCCAATTTCCAGTCAACGATGAGGTCGGGGTAAGCGAACTGCACACCTGCTTTGAAGGCTGCTTGGAAGCGGACTTCATCGTTATCACGGCTGAACCAAATTGAGAACTGCTCCTCATCGGACAAGAGGTCGGTTCCGTAGAACAGGTTGCCGAGGTAGGTTGCAACGATTCGGCTTGTGCCAGTCAATCCGGGAACTGCGATGACCTTGATGTTCGTGCCGGGGTAAACGATTTCACCATCGGCAAGGCCAGCCAAGTCAACTTGGTTGTACATCACGCCTGTGTTGGCTTTGAAAGCCATAACCAGCAAGCGGAAAGTATCCCAACCGCAGAACATAACGAGGTCGGTCTTGGTCAAGATGGCCTGTGGGATGCGAGTGTAGATGGTATCGAAGATGCTGATGACGTTGGTGGAAGTAATCGCACCGCTGATGGCAGCCGTGTTACCTGATACAACGGAACCCGATGCAGCGTTCAGCAACTGGTTAACACCTGAAAAGTAAGCGTTACCCTGCCAAATTGCGTTTTCCAAAGCCTCTGCGATACGCAAAGCCTTCTGCTCGGAGAAAGCCTGCTCGAAGGGAACACCCTCGTAGTTGGAGCCTTGGGTCAACTGCGTCTGCATCCAGTATTGCTCCAAGGAGCGAGGACACAGGGTTTCTTGAACCTTCATACGGCCAACGGTGATATTCCGCTGGGTGAAGGCAGTCGTTCCTGATGTGGTGTAACCGCAAGCATCACCGCTTTGAATCAAAGCATCGGTGTCCATGAGGTTGAGGGCAGCAGCAAACTTTACGCCCACCTGCTTGGTGAACAAGGCTGCTGAACGAGCGGAGAATACCGCTTTGGTGATGAGAGGAAGCCTCTCTTGGTCGGTGTAGGATGTTAGTCCAGTAAACGAATAAGCCATTTTTAGTGGGGGTTTAGGGGTTAGTTTTTAACGGATTTGAGTGATTGAAGTGCTTGTGCGAGAGCGTTGAAGTTCTGCGAGGCTTGGGCCTTACGCTGCTCAACGATTGCCGAACCGCTTGCCTTGGGGGCTTCGGCTGGGAGTTCGCTGACTTTCTCAACGATGTCGGCCATGGTTTCAACTTGGCTTGCGAATGCGGACATTTTCTCTTTCATCTTGCCCATCTCTGCATAGGCTGCTTTGAGTTCTTCCATGATGGCTCCCAAGTGCTTGGCGACTATGGCCTCGACAACTTCGGGGGTCATAGCAGGGTAGGCTTCTTTGATTTCCTCGGTAACCTCAACGGCAACTTCGGGAGTGATTTCAGCAGCAACTGGCAAGGCTTCGATTTCAGGGGTTGCCACTTCAGCAGCAACAACCTCAACGATTTTACCGCCTTCGGTCTTGATTGTTCCAACTCCTTCGACAACGTGCTCGCCATCAGGGGCAGGGAGTGTGCCTTCTTCGGCAACAACGTAAACGGCAGTTCCGGCAACGAGGTCGCCATCCACACGGACAACGGTTCCATCGGCCAACTTGTAGTCGGCAAACGACTGCTTTTGGGTGCTGAATTTGCGGAGTTCAGTCCGCAGGGATTCGATTGCGTTTTTCAGGTTCATAGTTAGTGGGATTTGTAGGTGGGGGTTAATTGTTGCAAAAAAGCGGTAAGTTCATCGGCAAGGCCAGCGAGTGCGACCTCCAATTCGGATTCGGTCTTGTCCATCCCGAACAGGCCCTCAACGGAGAAACCCCGGAACAGGTTGCGGTTTTCCCAAACCTCATCGTTCTCGACTTTGAATGAACCGAACCAAGAGCCATCGGGTGTGTCCTCGTATCCTTTTGGAGGCATGATACCACGCTCGGAGTCGGTGATGTAGGACTCAAACATGAACACGCCATCCAGTTCGGCGTTGTGGTAAGCGTTGACGTTGTGCTGGTTGCCTTGCTTAAAGTATTTCTGCACGATTTTGCGGATGGTGGCTTTGTCAAAAACAACGTAGTACTCGCCATAAGTTTCATCCTTGCGGAAGATGGGAGTATCTGCAAGCATCAACGGCCCGGTAAGGACCCTCCGCTCACCTGTTTCGGTGAACTTGTGCTTGGCTTTTGCAAAGGCTTGGAATGGTCGCTCGATGGCTGGCATATCGGTCAGAGCCACGAATTGGACCCCTTCATCCACCTCGTCCACGGTCATCCTGTAAATGGGTAGTTCCATAGTGGTAAATGTGGTTAGGCTCCAAGAGTTGCAAATTCTTCAAGCCTCCGAACCCTGCGAGCGCTTTGGGTGATGTCCCGTTCAACCACATAGGCTCGCATCGGTTGCGTTCCTTGGCCTTGGCCTGCCGATAGTTCGCCCGTGCCGAGGTTGGTCGTTTGTGGGTTCGCAAATATGGGCGGTGGTGCAACGCTTGCCCCTGCACCCGTTACGTCTGCACCGGGTGAGCCTGCACCTGCACCGCCTTGGAATTGTTGAGCCTTAATCTTGGCAACATTCGCAAGACCAGCAGCGAGGGCAAGACCTGCCTCCACAAACCGCTGACCGGGAAATACGGATTCAGTCGGCTTCAAAGCGAGTGCCGAACTCACGGCAAGGTAGGTGTTCACGATGGCTTGGGCTATGGATGCAGCCTTCGCAACATTGAAGGCCCTCTTTTGCGCTGCCTCGCTCTTTCCAGCCGATGCGATGATGATGTCGTTGATAACGGCAAAGGATTGACCAACGTATTTCTCACGCAGCCCTGCGAGGTCTTCCTCACGCTGGGCTTGGCCCATCTTGGACCTTGCGTCAGCCGTGTCCACCTGCATCCTCCGCTTGGCTTCGGCCTGCATCGCTTTGATTTGCAGTTGTTCCTGCTCGCTCAACCTATCCAACTCCATCTCATAAAGTTTCAAGTTCAAGTCCTCCACGAACTTGATGATGGCGTTGTTTTCTTCCCTTAACCGCTCCAAACGCCTTTGGGTGGCTTCTGCTTCCTTGCGTTGGCGTTCCTTGAGTTGTGCCTCCCTTTGTTGGTCCGCTTTGATTTGAGCCTGCGTATGGGCTTCGTATGCATCCCTGTAATTGGAGAGGGCTGCTTCCTCACGCAACAACG